ATCTCTGGGAAATGCTTACAGATGCACTACCGGACGATGCTGTATTCGAGGACAATGCCAAGGCACGGCACGCCTTTGGTGCAGTATTCGATCAACAGATGGTCCACAAAGATACACAGCAAACTGCCTAGACCGCCTAACAAAACCAGGGCTGGCCCTTCGGGGCTGGCCCTTTTTTTTGTCTTAATTTTCTACCAAGCAATGCCTGGACTACAGGAAGTAATGCCTTAGACTACAGGAAGTAATGCCTTAGACTACAGGAAGTAATGCCTTAGACTATACTTGTGCTCGACTTGACTTAGACTACTAGATGTAGTATAATTCGAAATAATTATAGAAATGTAGTAAGTAGTGAGTTAGGTATGCACCTGGAAGTGGATACAGTGTGTCCAAATATCTGGAGAGGATGATGAATAAGTTTCATCTAACATCTTCCAACCTAATACCAGCCAATAGAGATATGGTGAGGTTGGTCGAGGAAGTTAAGTCACAACCTCCCGCAAAGAAACCGGGAGACGTACCGGAGTATGGGAAACCCTGGGGCTTGGCATTTATAAGTGAGGATGGCGAACCGTTCTGCCTTAATGGTGAACCATTCATGACCGTAAAGCCTTATTACAGAGGCGCTGGGCGAGGCAGAAAGTAGATACAGTGTATCCAAATCATCCCCTTAACAAGCGAGGTAAGCCATGCTTACTGAAACTGAGAAGCTAGACAAAATGCAGCAACTGGGCCTGCTTTTAGGACATACTGAGTGTGTTGTGCAGAGCTTCTTTGTATCGAAACTTTGAGGTAAGCCATGAAAGTTATCTACTCCCGCTGTATCCAATGGGATTACGATGAGTTTACACCTCAAGATATGTTCGATGGATCCACATATGGTCCTGCCATATTAGCAGTCATTGAAGATGACGACGGCAGAATGTTCGTGTTCAACGGTGAATACGCTAGTCAGGTAAACTACTGCCCATACACAGGCCAGAGAGCAACCATGCAGATAGGTGAGGAAATGACCAGCCTAGAGGACAATCTAAATAGGGTAGAAGAAGTCAGAGAATACCTGGAACTTCTCGACTCACCTGCTAACGGATGGGGACAGCATGTCCACCCTAGACATGGACAAAGCCATCTCACGTTGCGATATCTATACAATAAGTATGGAAAGAAAGCTGTCCTTATGGAGATAGATAATAAACTAAGGAATCGAAGATGAAGAATACTGAGCAATGGCTATCTGAAAACTTCATCGCTCATCAAGATGAATACATCCGCACGTTGGAGGATACTATCAGTAAGATAAATATAGAAATTAAAATCTTACAAAATAAGATTGAGGAGGTTTCCCATATGTTGAACCTGACTTCTTCATATAGGAAATAAGTTATGAAGAATACTGATATAGAAGATCTGGAATATATTATTGATGAACAAGACAGGTACATTATCTCGCTAAAGGATACTATCAGGAAAATGCATGAAGTAATCCGTGATCTAAATGATGAAATTAATGAACTAAATAAGGAGTGAGCATGGAAAAGCTCTACTGTCCAGAGTGTTATGCCAGGAAGTTTATGGGTATAGAACTGAAGGAGAAAGCATCGAGAGAGACGCCATATGGACACAGTGTATCCACTTTACCACCTTGTGATACCAACGGGTGCATAGGTAAAGCAGTTTTCAAAACAAACAAAGGAGCTTGAAGATGGATAACATACTTAGCTTTGAACAGAAGCCCGCCCATGACTGGACTAAGATGGAGGGATCATGCGTAGATTTCTTTATGCTTGAAGATGAGATACCAAACTTCCCAGATCATAAGGCTATATTAAGGGAGGATAAATTAGGCAACAGAACAGGATTAGGAATAGTCGGAAGGAACTATCCTCTAACTACACATACTTATTTCTTTGCTAGGCAACACGAAATGTTTGAAAAGAAATTTCCTGCCGGTCATCTAGAGAATGCGGAAATAAGCTATCAAACATCTAGGAAAGGTGCGTTTGCACTCATGAATCTTATCCTCCCCGATGTTAAGTTACCTATTGAAACGAGTAAGCACAAAACAGAAGTAGGTCTTCGCCATGTTTCTTGGCATGGAGTTGATGGTGGAACATCTAATAATTCTATCTTTGGTGCGATAGATTTCTTTTGTACCAATGGTATAATTACAGGTGAGTATGAGAGAATACGAAAGAAGAACACCAAGAACTTTGACATGCGTAAGTTTATTGATGAGATCGAGAAGTCTGTAGAGGAGTTCTATGTTACGGCCAGGAAGTATCAGGCTTGGGCAGCTAGAGATATCAGCTATCAGGATGCTGAGAATGTAATCGAGAGTCTCCCCATAGCTAAGAGAAACAAACCCAAACTCCTCACTATCTATGAACAGGAAGTCATGGATAGAGGATCAAATCTGTGGGCACTGTACTCTGCATTTACCAACTACAGTAGCCATACAGACAACGGGTTTCCCATTCGTCAAACAGGAGGAGATCATCAAGCAGAGACTATGCTCAAACGTGAGTTCTCAGTAGTAAGTTGGTTGGATAACGAAGAGTTCGTAAGGTTAGCAGCATAGGAGAGAATGATGTACGAGTATTATGTAGAGTTTGAAATTCCACTGTATCCGAAAAACCTTCGAGATAAGGAAAATATTCTAAAAATAAGTGAGGAAGGTATGACAAAAACAGTCTATGGTATGTATCTGAGAGGATGGTCTAAAAGCCAAGTAAAATTTATGCTTGGTAGATACAATCCAGTTGAAAGGATTGAGTTTGTACGCTCTTTAGGTTAACAGTATAGGAGAGAAGGATGTACGAATACTATGTAGAAATTGAACTCCCTTCAGGCATAAAGGATCTTATAAGGCTGAACTCAGAAAAAATGTTAGTATCCCCACCAGAACCTACTGTATACATACATGAATATTCTATATTTAGAAAGGGAGTTCAAGGATTTGTACTGAAAGCATGGTCTAAAAAACAGATCGAAGATATGTTTGATAGACGGCACTGTATCACAAACATCGAACATATGCGTACTCTATAAGTTAACCTATTGGCCCCGTAGCTCAGTTGGATTAGAGCAACAGCCTTCTAAGCTGTGGGTCGTAGGTTCGAGTCCTACCGGGGTCACCACCTTTAAACGGAGATGAAAATGACTAAGCTAGTTAAGACAAGCATCGACCAGTATCGTCTTACTGATGATATACTTCTGCCTGTAAAAGTATTTGCAAAAGAATTAGGATTGAGTCCTAATACTCTCTGTAAGGCAATGCGTAGTGGTGATCTGAAAGGTATTAGAGTAGGTCAGGGCGGAAGAGGTACACACAGACAATATAATAATGAAACAACTCGTCGCTGGGTAAAAGAATGGCGAAAGAATATAAAGCATTATCGTAAGGGGAAGACTATTAAAGTAATCAGTGAAAGAATAGCAGCATAATGATAAACTACTATGAGATTCATCTACCTTGCCTGGAGTGTGACGGTGAGGGTGTCATAGAGCGTAGGTATGTAGTGTCTAACACTGAAGGAAAGGAGTACGGTATCGAGGAAGAACACTGCGAACCATGTGATGGTACTGGCGAGAGAGTTCTTGGAGACTTCTATGAGAGCCTGGAAGATCTGAAAGCTGACTATCCTGATACCATACGCACTGTTATCATAAGGTGATAGTATGACGGTAACCATACCATATAAAAGACATGTTATAGAAGTGAGTAAGGATGGTACTGTACAGGTATTTCAGGGGATCGTAGGAAACTACGTCGAGTTAGTATGGGGTCCGACCAGTTTATCTGTAGATAGCCTACGAGAAGCAGTAAAGTTTATCGACCGTGAGAATGAACAGTACGAATTATGGTGAGATAGATGACGACACTAGCTCTAGATCATGCCGCAGTGGTAGGTGGACATACTCTATACAAGAAGAATGTGTTCGATGCTGATACCTATCCATACAAAGTAATCAAAGTCCCTACTGACATAAAGCTAGGGAAGAAAGTTAAGAAAGGAAAGTTAAGAGGGGCTAAAATATACATCTTAACACTGGAGGAGAGAGCTACCTGTGATTATTCGTGTGAGCATTGGCTTGATTGTTATGGAAATAATATGCCCTTTGCTCATAGGTTCTTGGCTAATGATGCTTTGTATCCTGCAATAGTGCGTGATCTAGATGAGATAGACTCTAAGGGTAAGCCATATCAATTAAGACTACATGTTCTCGGAGATTTCTTCAGTCTCAAGTATGTTAACTTCTGGAAAAGTCAACTACAAAACAGAGAACTCCTGAACATATATGGATATACTAGGAATCACCCTATAAAACCTATAGGTAAGTCTATATTAAGTGTAAGAAATAAATATAAGGAAAGGTTTTCTATAAGGTTCAGTAACTATCCTGATGATCCTATGTCTGCTCAGAGTGAGAATGTATCTACTGATGGGATAGGCTGTCCCCACCAGTTAGGATTGTCAGAGAGTTGTGGTGATTGTGCCTTGTGCTGGACAATGCAGACTAAACCTGTTATATTCTACGATCACTAGAAGGAGAACACGATGACTGACTTTGAAACAGAGATCTGGAGAAATGCTCTGGAGTTAGCTCATGTAAAAGGCTATGCTAGTAGAACTAAGAAAGAAATTATAGATAGATATTGGTGGGAGAATCTTGATACGCCTGAACCTGTGCTTAATATGAAAGAAGCTTGTGAGTTAATCGGAGGTACAGACTAGTGTGTAATCCTTACGACCTAGTGATCTATGATCATCGGGAATTAAGTTCAGATATCCAAGATGAAATCATGTGCATAGCAGATGCAGATTATATAGGTGAGATTAATATCGAACATGTAAACAAGTGGCTTAAAGAACGAAAAGCAGAATGGGATCAAGCTGATGAACCTCGATAAGATTGTTCAAATAGAACAAGTAGTGTCTGGTCCTGATGTAGAAATACCTATTGATATCAAGGACTTCTTGAAAGAGTACCATTATTCTAATGTTAGTGAGAAGTATACTAAGTACAGTGATTTAGATATCATACACTTTATTAGAATAGCTAAACAACTTATAGAACGTGATGCTATAAGAGCAATGTAAGGAGATATTAATGGACCATAAATTTCTAATAACACTAGGCGTTGGCTTGTTTATACAGGCAGCAGGTGCGGTGTGGTGGCTGGCGGGATTGAGTGCCAGTGTCCAGCATAATGACTTTCAAATCCAGATGATAGCGAAGGATGTTAGTAAGAACTCTAGCTTTGTAGAACTGTGGCCTGCTGGTAAGTGGGGATCTGGTAGCTTACCTAGTGATGTACGACAGGATCTGAAAATCGGTCAGCTAGAGATGCTAGTACAAAAAATCAATGACAAGGTATACAACGGGGGATATTCTAAATGACAGACAGTGCAAAACTTCTCACAATCTCCATCTTGGAGAGAGAGTTAGATCTGTTAAAACTATCTGATGATCCTGACATCATACTGGAATCTAAGTATGTACCTAACCTACAGATTCGTGATTGGATATCTAATCGAATTGATGAACTCAAGGGTACTGTATGACAGATAGAGATCACTGTTATGTATGTAAGATGGGGTGGATGGAAGGAGAAAGAACACCTGTCCTGTATAACAGGAAGGGTTTGTGCATGTGTAAAGGATGCAAGGAACTGATGGATTCACGAGAAGAGAAGAGAGGAGATACATGAAACATCTAATATCCATAGACGACATGTCTGATATAGATTCTTTTCTTCTATCAGTAAAAGATATTAAGACTGTGCCTAAGTTATACCAATTCGATTTACAAAATAAGATACTTACTAACTTGTTCTATGAACCATCCACTCGTACTAGCTCATCGTTTCATTCAGCAATGACTAGGCTTGGTGGAAAAGTCTTATCAATCAATGAGATAACTTATAGTAGTGTATCGAAAGGAGAGAACCTACAGGATACAGTTAGAACGATGGGCTACTATTCTGACATCATCGTTCTACGAACACAGAATGCTGGTGATGCTGGACTGGCTGCTGAAGTAAGCTCAGTACCTATCATCAATGCAGGTGACGGTAACGGAGAGCACCCCACCCAAACGCTCTTAGATTTGTATACTATCTACGAAAACCTGGGTAGGTCTGGTAATTTTAGAATTACTTTTATTGGAGACATTGAAAATAGTAGGACTGTTCACTCTCTTGCAAAAGTTCTAGAGAAGAACTGTCGAGTAGAATATCTAGATACATATAATTTTGATACTCTTCCTCTGTCTGATGTATACTATCTCACACGAGTACAGAGAGAAAGAGGAAGCACGGGATCATATCAACTAACAGAAAACAATATAAGGAAAATGCCTGGAGATTCTATTGTTATGCACCCTTTCCCTAGAAACGAAGAGATACCTAGCTGGTTCGATAGTGATCCAAGAGCTAAGTACTTTGAACAAATAAAGAATGGACTCTATGTAAGGATGGCTCTGCTTCGATCTTACAGAGACTTTCCATGATAAGTGGAATACTTAGTATCTTATACTACACTATGTTAGTAATGTCAGCAGGGTATATATGTTATATAATAGGAGTAACAATCATCCATACTTTTTGTGATTGTCTAGTATAATTTACAAGGAACTATTTAATGGAAGTTAAATATAAGGATCATATGGGAGATGATTTATCAGTAGCTAATGCTGCACGAGTTTCATTTGGTAAACAAACTAAAGCAATAGAGATTTATCCCGCAACTATCGATGAACAGTTAGTTACTATTCCCTTTACTAATGTTAAAGATCGACACCTCATAGAGTACCTTGCAAAGCATGACCATTGGACACCGTTTGCCCATACATCTATAACTTTCTATATCAAGTCTCCTATCTTTGTTGCCAGACAGCTAGGCAAACATCAGGTAGGATTAGTCTGGAATGAAATTAGTAGGAGATATGTTAGCAGTGAGCCTGAGTTCTATCTTCCTCAAGAGTGGAGACTAGCAGCAGAGGATAAGAAACAAGGTAGTCTGGATGAAACCATAAAGTATGATGATGCGATACAGGTACAAGAAATTGCTTTACAACATTACCAAAGTATGCTAGAGAAGGGCATTGCTCCAGAGCAGGCCCGTATGGTACTGCCTCAATCTACCTACACTGAGTGGTACTGGACGGGTAGCTTGTACGCCTTTGCCAGAATTTGTAAGCTAAGACTACAACCCGATGCTCAAAAGGAAACGAGGTACATTGCACAACTTATATCGGATAGATGTGATCAGCTATTCCCTATAAGCTGGGCTGTTCTTCTTTAAAGGAATGAGAGATGAGAGCGTTACCGGATGAACTAACCATTAAAGAAAGTGAGAAGGATGGGCTTGGTCTATTTGCAAGGTATGATATTGTGTTTTTCCCTCATAGTATTTGTAATATACATCACCCTTACCTAGGGTGGTTAAGAACAGCAGTGGGAGCCTTCCTAAATCATAGTGATACTCCTAACTGTATAGTATATGAAAGCACCTCTGAAATTAAAGCGACTCAATCTATCATGGATCTAGAGTTATATAGGTACTTGCTAGGGACAGACTCTAATTTCAGACCAGAAGGAATACCTTTAAAAATCAGATACTTAGTTCAGAAGGGTAGGATTAATGCAGGGGATGAGATAACTATACCCTATGGGGATTTAAAACATCATGGAATACGATCTTCTAGAGATCCCAGCTTTCCTGAAGAGGCAGGGGAAACGCAGAGGCAGACCGAGAAAGATTACTCAAACACAATACAAGTCCATTCTGACAGAAGGCAACTGGACAGAGTGGGACAAAACTAAAATAAATAAGTATGGTGATAGATATGACATCGTATTAAATGATGAGTTCCCCAGGATAGGATCAGGATACAGAACCATCTACGTTCTAGAGAAAAGGAAGTGGGTATTCATAGTTAGCCATGAAGGTGATCCTGATGAAACACAACCTACCCGTGTAAGGACAACAAAGAAAAAATGGGCAGACTTGAAGAGGTCTAATGAAAAGTTTCTTGAAAGAAATAAGAAAGTGTGATAGATGATAGGCATGGCCTATGTGAGGTTACTCGAAATGACACAGAAGAAATCGAAAAGGAATCCTTATGCAAGAATTAAAGAATGGAGGCTATTCCGTAAAAGGATCTTGAACTCTAAGAAAAAGTATGATAGAAAGAGTAAGTCTGATAAGGTAAAGGACATAGAGTAATGTCAGAAAGAATACCTATCATTAAATTTCTAATGTCTGCTAATCAATATAAAAGATTGTGGTCTAAGATAAAGACTAAGCATGTTGACAAAGAACTTTTAGATCTCTCTGCTATTCTAATGAAAGACCATTCTAATATGCTACAGCAGCTAGTCGATAACAATTCTAATTATCCTCCAATAAAAATAATTTGGGCAGACGACGGTTCTAATTGGGAAGAGGATTATGGAAAAGAAGATTAGGAGAAACAAGAAAGAGTGGAAATGGAATAAGAATATAAAAGATAAGTACAAGAAGAGGAAGAGAGTTTATGATACAGAAGATAGCGAACGAGAAAGAAGTGACAAAAGAAAAGAAAGACTCTTTCAAAGTTTGGAGTAAGGTACACCTGTCTGTACTGGAAGACTGGACTTCCAAGGAGTGGAAGAAGTATTCTAGAACCAAGGATAGTTACTTCTTACACCCCTACAAGTGGACTATGATAGCTAACGGAAGAACTGAAAAAGAAGCACTGAAAAATGCAGAGGATATTATTTCTAGATATCGAAACTGATGGACTAGATGCTACCCAGATATTTGTTTGTGTAACTAAGGACAAGGAGACAGGAGAAGTACGGTATCATACCAGAGCAGATACTTTTAACAATACCGTAGAGGACTATGATATTGTTGTAGGGCACAACATACTATCTTTCGATGCACCTTATCTTAATAAGCTATGGAAATCTGGGCTGACTGTATCTAAAATACAGGACACATATATTCTGTCCTGTCTCTTTAATCCTGATCGAGAGGGTCGTCACTCTTTAGAAGCATGGGGTCAAAGACTAGGACTAGGTAAGATTAACTACAAAGATTTCTCACACTTCAATCCAGAGATGTTGGAGTACTGTGAGAATGATGTGCATATAACTCATAAAGTCTATGACTATCTGATGAGTACAGAGAAGAGAGATTTCTCTGATAAATCAATAACTTTAGAGCATAAGATAAGGCATGTTCTTAACAAGCAGGAGAGCAAAGGCTTCTATCTTAATACGGAAAAAGCTCACAAACTTATGATGGAGGTGTCGAACAGGGCTGAAGAAATAGAGAGCAGTGTCTTGAACAAGGTAGCACCTAGAGCTAAGTTAATTAGAGAGGTGGTGCCTAAGATTAAGAAGGACGGCACACTCTCCTCGGTAGGTCTAAAGAATATTGATAAAAATATTATCGGTGGACCCTTCTCCGTATTCGAGTATGAGAAATTTAATCTTGCATCACCCAAGCAAATCATCGAGAGGTTAGATCAGTATGGCTGGTCGCCCATAGAGTTTACCCCAAAGGGTTCTCCTAAGATAAGCGAGAAGAACCTGGAGACCATCTCTCCTTCAGCGCCTGAAGAGATCAAGAGGCTGGCAGAGTGGAAGATGCTGAAGACTAGAGCTAAGACTATTGAAAGTTGGTTAGAAATTGTAGATAATAATAGCCGAGTACATGGTAAGGTTATCACCATGGGTGCTGTGACAGGACGTATGGTTCATGCTGATCCTAACATGGCTAATATAGTAGCCAACCATAAGCCCTATGGAGGTGACTCTAGATCGTGCTGGACAGTACCTGATGACAACCATGTCCTCGTAGGCATGGACGCCAAGGGTCTGGAGCTACGGATGCTGGCTCATTACATGAAAGATGAACCATATATTCACGAGGTTCTAGAAGGCGATCCACATACCTACAATCAGGAGCTAGCAGAGTTACCCAACAGGAATGCAGCCAAGACTTTCATCTATGCCTTCATCTATGGAGCCGGTAATCAGAAGATAGGCTCTATCGTTAATGGATCACA